CACTTGTTGAACTCCACGAAACGGTTGAGACTATTGTAAGTCTCTGAGTGGAAATTGTCAAGAGTGAAATGGGAGGTATAGCAAGATGGCGAAAAACGGTAAAACATACAGCATTACAGAAGCTCAGCTGGAGGATATGATAAAAAAGGCATCTGAAGCCGGGGCGGAGGCATACAAGAAAGAGCAGAGCCAGTCTACCAGGAGGAAAGTAGACCGGATGCTCTACAAGACCAAGGTTCTCCTGGAGAAATATACGTGGCTCAAAGCGTATGCTAAAAATTCTGTATACACACTGGAACAGGCGGAAAAGGTCAATGACGGTATGGCAGACATCGAGGTTCTGACAAAGTTCGGTATCTTTGATGATGATAAAACGCTGCACAATCTGAAAAGGGGTGTTATTACTGTCAATATGCTAATGACCCATGTGGACAATATGCTGGAGGTTTACCGGGAGAATTGTGAAAGCTCCGCCTCCAAGACAAAGCAACGCCAGTACAGAGTAGTTTGTAACATGTATCTGGCAGAGGAGAAAAAGACCACAAAGGAAATCGCTGAAATGGAGTGCGAGGAGGTACGCACGATTCAGAATGATGCGAAAGCAGCCAGGGAGGACTTGACAGCCCTTATTTTTGGGTTAGATGGTATTCTGGTAAGAATACTCAGGGAGTAGCGAAGAAAAGGCTACACGAGGCTATAACAAAGCGAGAAAAGCATACCATTTACGTTTTATTTACGTTGAAACTGTATTAAGCAAATGTTATCTTGTAAAAAGCAAGTTTCTACTTGCTGGCTGTTCGTAATCTGATCCGGTAAACAGATTACGCTTGCTCATTTATCCCCTCCGGTGGGGCGGCTTCGGCTTCCCCACCCTGGATATAGAGAACAGCTGAAAGCATGTAGTACAGCTACTCCTACAAAATAAAGTTCCCACAAAAGGGCTGTGCCTGGTCGGCATGGTCCTTTTTGTTTTATCCAGAAAGAGGTGAGAAAGTAAATGAGCGAATTTGAAAACCCTA